CATTTTATGACTTATTGGTAAAATGGGAGAAATGTTCTGGTGTCGAATGGACAATCAAAAGACTTAAAAGTCTTAAGGTTGATCTCATTCGATCCATGACAGGTTTGCCACCCTTAACTTGGATTCGAAAGAATTCCAAAGGAAAGGTTGCAGGCGTCATCGGTTCTTTGTTTAATTGGGCTTCTCTCAATGAGAAGAACTTCAGTAAATGTGTGCAAGCTTTTATGGCTTACAGCTTTTACATTCTTCCTAGCCTTACTGAGGCTCAGAAGAAGAAGTTTCTCAGTGCGATTAATCCAAACAAAGATGATGGCCTTAGTCAGGGATTTCACAAATCCTTTGCTAGGACTGTTCACCGTTACATTTCGCGGAGGTCTGTGAGTCGTTCTCACCGACCTCTAGTGATTTATCAGGGTTCTCCTGATAAGAAGGCACCAAGACTTTTTGGTCAAAAGAGTGTCAGACAATCAGAGCGGATATTGGACGATGTCCAATTCTTCAATGATAGTCATGGCATTTGTTTGTACCAAGAATTTAGAAGACTTTATAGTCCTCTACTTTCAGGTCTTGCAAGACGTCAGGAACTAGACTTTGTTACTAGTGCTACCCCTTATGGGGAATACACTTATAACAATGTTCCTAGTAATTATTCTGTTAGAGGTGGAGAAATCCACTTCCTTCAGGAACCTGGCGGGAAACTACGTTCTGTAGCTTCTCCCTTCCGATTACATCAAGAAGCTCTTCGTCCTTTCGGAGAAGAGATTTATGATGTTGTTCGATCACTGCCCTGGGATTGCACCTTCGATCAAACGAAGAGCATTCCCTACATTCAGTCACACCTTGCAAAAGGTGGTAAGTGCCACTCTGTTGATCTCTCAAATGCTACTGACCATTTCCCTCTTTCTCTTCAGGAAACTGCTCTTAGAGCAATTTTCATTGAAAAGGATTGGGACCACATTAATCTTTTTCTCAAGATTAGTCGTGGTATATGGAAGTCTCAGATTGGAGATCTCAGTTGGACAAAAGGCCAGCCTCTTGGATTGTATCCAAGTTTCGGGTCTTTTACTCTTACTCATGGCCTTCTTCTACTTCATTTAGCTGGTGATTATCATCATCAGTTCTTTGTTGTAGGAGATGATGTTGTTATTTTAGATGAGAAACTCTATGATAACTACATCTGCCTTCTTGACCGAATGTCCTGTCCATGGTCTACGGATAAATCAATCAATTCAGATAAACTCACTGAGTTTGCTGGAAGGATTGTCACTTCTACTAAGGTTATACCTCAGTTAAAGTGGAGAAATGTGTCTGATGACAATTTCTTAGATATCTGTAAACTTTTGGGTAGGGAGAGCCGCTGCCTTCTCAGCAAGAGGCAGAAGAGAGTCTTTGATCAAGTGTCTCACTTGTGTGAGCCAATTGGTCTAAACCATTCATTACCAGGTGATAACCTGGAAACTATGGTAAAGAGGACTCTTGACTTCTACCGACCTGTCGAGATGATCTTAGGTTCCCTTATGGGCCTAAGAAAGAGAATAAACAACAGTGTTTATTGCTCTACAGTAGTCACTTATGCTAATGAGCTTAAGTGCCTATCTGACACTTTCGACGAGAAAGTGAAGTTAGCATTGAGTTTGTCCGTTTTCTCCAATTGGAAGACCTCTGTTTCCATTGGTGTTGATGGACTTTCCTCTATGCCTGAGGCTCTCGAAGTTTCTCCGAGATTACCTCTTAGAGAGTTTACGGCTTCCCGCCGTACTACTCTGGAGAGGTATGAACGGATCCTAAAACAGTCAGGAAACGTTTCATA